TGATGCCCCCCCCAAGCAGCAAAAACAATATGCGGCAAGCCTTTAACAATCGCAAGTGCGAGCTGTACGACCAACTGAGCTCCTGCCATAAGAAGTTGCGGCAAGGCTTGGGCAAGACCACGGATCATCTGACCGATGATCTGTACTGCGCTTTGTGCAATCTGTGGCAACGAACTAATAATCCCTTGAACGAGGCTTACAATTAATTGAATACCACCTTGCAAGACCGTAGGTAAGTTTGACAGGATCGTTTGAATAAAACCTACCATGACTTGAGTCGCAATCTGAATAATTGTCGGTAGGGCTTGGACGATACCATTTACGACATTCATCAGAATTTGAATACCTTGTTCGAGGATCTGTGGGAATTGCGCTTGAATGTTTGTAATGAAGTTAGTTACAATCTGTTGTGCTGTCGAAAGGATTTGCGGTAAGTTCTGCAAGATCCCTTGTGTGACGCTAAGAAGCAATTGCATACCAACAGCGAGAAGCTGTGGCAATGCTGAAAGTAAGCTGTCGACCAAGGTCCCAATAATTGTTATCGCGGACGAGATCAAAGAACTTGCATTTTGGCCCACACCTTGAACCAGACTAGCAATTAGCTGGATACCAGCGTTTACGATAACCGGGAACATTGTCGCAAAACCTTGTGCGAGTTTGGCCACTAGATCAGCACCCGAAGCGATCAAGCTCGGCAATTGACTAGTGATCCCGTTTACAAGGGTTTGAATGATTAATGGTCCTTTAGTTGTTACTGTGGTAATCAACTGATTGATCTGTTGCCCGAATTGTTGATTAATTAGGCCTAAACCAGCGAGGACAAGGCCAAGGATAGCAGCCGGACCGATTGACGCGAGGGCGATTCCCATCACGGACGCGATCCCGCTTGTCATCATACTAAGGACAGATAAACCTTGTGAAGCAGCTCCACCAAGAACGCCCGGAATACCTGCGATCTTACCAGCAAAACTCGAAATGAAGCCTCCGGCCGTGCTGAACGCACTAGACGCGACTGATCCAAGGGCCAACGTCTTACTTGCGACAGTGCCCATGATTCCAGTAAGCGAAGTTAGTCCGCGCACCGCTGGACCGAACGCAAACGCGCCCACAAGGGCTGTTACGGCTGGTTTTACAGCTTGCATGGTACCTTTAAACTTATTCGCTTGCTCGTCGGTCATTTTAGTTCCGTTAAGAAACTGATTTAAGGCCGGGTTGATTGATTCAATAGCGTTTAGGAAGTTTTGGACTCCCTGCGAATTTGAAAGCCTATCAACTAGTTTATCAATCCATTTGACGAGTGTCGTAAGGATTGGAAGGACTGCCGTCCCGACTTTGATCTGGAACGTTTCCCAAGATCCACTCAATGCTTCGACGGCCCCTTTTAAGTTGTTAAGTTTTTCAGCAGCAACTTGCGCCGCTGTCACTTTGTCGATCGCCGCTTGCATATTGTTTGCGCCATCTGCTCCCTCGTTCATCGCGATAGTAGCAGCACGCACTGCGTCGGTACCGAACATGGTTTTCAAGGCCATTTGTTTTTCTGCGTCAGTAAGTCCACCGAGACGATCTTTCAAGACTTGAGAGATCTCAGCAAACGACTTGATTTTGCCTTCTGCCGTGAAGAACTGGTTCGAGCCATCGGCTGTAATGATACCGAGTTCTTTCATCATGTTCGTTTGTGCTTTCGTCTGCGGTTGCAGATTCATAAGCATTGTTTTCAATGAAGTTCCGGCGTCGGAGCCTTTAAGTCCGTTTTGGGCAAAGACTGCGAGGGCGTTAGTGGTATCGCGGAACGATAGACCAAGACCAGACGCTACTGGAGCGACCATTGAGAGACCATATTTCAACTCGTGGACGTCTGTCGCTGACGCGTTAGCAGCTCCCGCGAGTTGGTTTGCTGCTTGTGTGGCCGTCATTCCATCACGACGGAAGGCGTTTAACGCTGTCGACGTGATTTCAGCAGCTTCTTTTAGATCTAACTCGCCCGCTGTGGCCAAGTTTAGGGACGCTGTGAGTCCACCGTTTAGGATATCTTTCGTTGATACCCCGGCTTTTGCAAGTTCGCCGATCGCGTCTGCGGCGTCCGCTGCGCTGAAGGCTGTATCTGCCCCGGCTTTAATTGCAGCGTCATTGAATTTCTTCATCGTTTCCGCGCTCTCGCCCGTCACGGCCTTGATATTGCTCATTTTGGCTTCGAACTCAGCAGCTTTTGAAACAGTACTCTTAATTGCTTGTTTCCCAAGATCAAAAAGCTTGTAAGCAGCAGCCACACCTAAAACCTGCTTGAGCAAGTTTGTTGACGCGCTCGCCGCTTGATTCGTATGACTAACGATCCCAGTTAACGCGCTGACAGCCTTTTGACCTGTTGTCTGAAACGCGTTTCCAAGTCGTCCGCTTACGTTGCTCGCGAGGTTGTTAACTGATGATAAGATCTTACCACCGAAAGAGTTTTGAACTCGATCCGCGAAGCTGTTAGCCTTATTGGTCAAGTTGGTAAACATACTGGACCACGAAGAGTTGATCGGGTTCAATACCTTTTGACCAAGTGCACTCGTAAGATTGCCAGCCACGGACTGAATACGAGCTTCGAGCCGGGCCATAGAGTCCCCAATCGCACCGAAGGCCGTCTTATATGATCCGGACATATTATTAGCCGAATTAGTAAAGACTGAACCTAAACTGTGGACTTTGGAGCTGATCCGTTGGGCCATAGAGTCAACGCTGTTTGCCATCTCAGCAAACGCGCTTTTTGGCGATTTGATCGCTTTTGAAATATCAAAGTCAAACGCTTTTTTAATTTTCGAATTAATACCGGCCCCAAGTGTTGAGACGTCATTTTTCATCGTGCCTAAGACTGACTTAATGTCAGCCGAAACGCGAGTAAATGCCTTCCTTATGGGGTCAGGTATTTTTGCGCCAATGTTAGAAGAGATACGTTGTAGCTCTCCGAGGGCGATTTTGAATCCGCCGGTCAATCCTTGGCCGATCTTGGATCCGATATTTTGGTTACTGTTTGCAAGCCGGTTCATTAATTCCCCGACTTCCCGAATCATCTGATTCGCACTTTTTGACGCTTCCTGTGCCGCGTTTTGAAATGCTTTACGAGTCGAACTCACGACGTCGCTCATTGCTTTTTCATACCCGGTTAAGTCCGCGCCGATAATCGCTTCAATCGATCCATCAAAAGCCATCGCCCCACCTCCTATCTATCTATTTCTGAAATGTTCGTTAAGACGCTCGATCTTCTCGAGCATACCTTGAGAGCTTTCCCGCTCTTCGCGCTGTCTGAATAGACGTCGGACCTTTTCTCGATCTTTTTTCTTGCTCAACTTGCCAAAGTCCGCTTTTTTAGCGTTTAACGTATAGCGTAAGTTAAAAGCAAGCTCGACGAGGTTTTCCCTCTCCTCGATCGCTCGATAATAAAGGCCCTCGCGAATCGCGTCGAGCTCGTTCTTTGTACACGAAAATATAATATTCGGGTCAGTCAGACCCAAGCGAGCGCACTCTATTAAGAGATTGCGTTTCTCAAGCGCCCAATTTGCGCCTCCGTTTGTTCGATCTGAAGTTCCGCTTGTGCTTTGTCCTCCGCTGTTTCGGCTTTGGCTTTGAGGTACTTCAATCCCAGCTCGAGATTTTCTAAGTATTTCGAAACTTTCTCTTTGAAAAAACCAGATTCGACCATCTCTTCTTCTAGTGCTTCAAAAAGTGGCTCTGTGCTTTCTGCTCCGAGATCTTCCATCTTGTCCGCGATTGCTTTGATCGCTTCTTCGTCGCTTACGGCTTTTGCTTTCTTGCTTGCACATAGCTTGATAAGGTCCACAAGAGCTGAATCGTTGCGATCAACGACGCGAAGGAATAGAGCACCGACACCATCTTCATTGCGTGAACCGTCTGGGGCTTGAGATCCCAAGTCACGATTGACCTTGTACATGGTCATATAATCAAATTTGATCTCGATTGCGCGGCTTCCGACTGTAAATTCCATTTAAAAACTCCTTTTTTGTCAAAAAAATAAAAGCAAAAGGGCTTCCGAGGCCCCTTTGCTTGAAAAATTAGCGTGTGATATTGTTGTAATCGCCTGTTGTTTCGCCCGGGTTTTGGTACTCGTAAACGTCGTTTAACATCGCGATCTCTTCCGCTGAAAGTGGGAATTTACCATCGCGCAAGCGTCCAACGATACCGACTGTATAGTTAAGTTCAACGAATCCATCGATCGCGTCCGTGAACTCAACGTCGTCTGTGATCTTACCATAACCAAATTGAGCTGGATAAGTGTCCTTACCAGTTGAAGAATCTTTGACGCTATCGTCAACGATAACGCGCCAGATCTTCAAAGATTCCCCTGTCTTTTGTGCGTCAAGCACGGTTTGAACAGATGGATCTTTAGGTGCGAAGTATTGAGTCAACTCGATAGAGTGCTCATCGGTTGCTTTTTCAAGCAAGCGCCCTTGTTGAGTTTGTTCGTCAATGTATTCGCCACCCATGGTAGTTGTGCCGTCTGTACGGTAAGCTGGAAGCATAGCTCCGTTACCCTTTTCGGCATGGATTGATTGGATAAAGTAAAATACTTTTTTACCTACGATCGGCTTTGCGATCGTAATTTTAATTTTTGCTTTTTCTTCTTCTGCACCCATGTATTAAATGCTCCTTTTAAAAAATTGTGTCTGTTAATGCAATGACAATATGATAGACTTCACGGCCTATCGTATCGTCTAAGAGTACGCTCGCGTTTACGTTGCGATTGTGGCCGATCCTGCGAAGGGCCTCAGATTTGACTTTCTCGACCCCGGCCCGGCTTTCCGTGCCCGGTAAGAAAATATCGATTTGTACGCTCATATCCTCGATAATAAGCCCCGTTTGAGCTGTTTTAGACGTGTCCGAGCTAGATTGCCCGATCACCAAAAACGGCTCGAGTGTGTCTTGTTTAGGTAATTTGAACTTAATCGGGATATTAAGTGGTTTTAATCTTTCGCGTAAATCTGCGAGCATTTTAACCGAAGGCGTTTCGTTTGCCATGAATCACCTCCTAAACATTTTACGAAGGTTCTTAAATAACACTTCGCTTTCTTCCTTAACGGCTGGACCAAGGAACGGCTGGGCCTTCATCTTCCGAGTCCCAAGCTCCACATAGACCGAATAGCCCGCGGGCGACGTTACCTTATAACGTAACATACCCACCCGAGCGACGAAGATCCCGTTTCTCATGAATCCGGTATCGACTGCCGCTTTCATCTTGGCTTTCCGTTCCACGCGCAAGGCCGATCGTTGCAATTCTGCCGATACAGCCCGACGCGCTTCCCGTGGTTTGCTTTGGACTCGTCGAATAAACTTGTCCAGCCCTTTTACTGTATATGAAAAACTCATAAGTAAATAACCGTGCTATTATGATGATATTTCTTGCCCTTGATCTTGAGGCACTGGCCATTGTAAATCACTTCCGAGAAGCCCTTATACGTTCCTTGTAAGTGCAATTTGAACGAATTAAAATCATACTTACCATAGAGCCCTATCATCTCGTAATTAGATAATGAATTTCGCATACAAGGGACTGGAAAACTCTTTTTCGTTTCCGTGCTCTCAAGCAATTCGTCCTCTGGTTCTTCCTCAAAGATCAAAGTCACGCGTTCATTATAGATCATACATGCGCCCCCTTTAAATGAATCGAGCGATTCCGCGGGCGTTTTGTTTGACCGCAAGGCCTTTTAATACGGCCTTATGTTCATCTGTTAGATAGCTAGACTCCCAAGTGAAGCTCCGGCCTTCCTCGCTGTCCGCTGTCGCGCCTTCCGAGTTTAGACGGTTGAAGCGACTGACGGCAACGTCTCGAAGGATATAAGCCACGCTACCGGGCAATTCCTCGAGTGCTGTGTCCGAAAATTGATTGACGTAAGCGATCATACGCTCGAAGCTATCCCGTACAATAAGGGTCAAAAGATCGTCTTGTTCTTGGTCAGCTTTGGGAATACCTTTCAGCAAGCGAAGCTCTTCCGTTACTTGATCGATATTGATTGCTGTCATCGCTCAAACCTCCTAAAACTAGGCTGCTACCGCTGACGCTGGTTCGATTGTAGCTTCTACCACACCGTCCGGAATTTCAGCAAAGAGAACGTTAGCGCCAAAGAATACTGACTCGAAAGTCAAGTTATTTAAATGACGATCACGCGCCACACCGATCAAGCCTGTTTCATCTGTGAAGTCCGCAAACAATCCACCAAGATCACCACCAGCAACGTTTAGGTAAGCGAAAACAAGGTTTTCAACGGCTGTTGTATAGATCTTGCCTTGTGGACATGAAGGCATAACAATAACATTTTGCATACCGAGGAAGTTTTGCAAAAGTGTGAACCCGAACACGTTTGAAGCGTCAGACGCTACCGCTGTGTTTCCAAGGTATTCTGCCACGTCAAGCGGGTTAACGAATGATACAAGTGGAGATCCTTCGAACTCGTTGAAAGTGGTCAATTTGCCCCAGCTATTCGCAAGAGCTTGTTGAAGGCTTTTCCCTTTGACTTTTGTTTTAGTCTTTTTGAGGTAAGCCAAGAAGTCTTCTTTGATTCCGTTTTGAATTTCACGAAGCAAGCGTGTATCTGCCTCTGTGATAGCGCGTGACGCACCGTGACGGGCGATCGCTTCCGCTGATACTGCACGACGTTTCTTGAACCATTCTACCGTGTATTCTTGGTCCTTTGCGCGTGTCATTTTAGAGAGCGGAATTGTTTCACCTTCAGCGGTTTTAGTTGTGTCAACGTCCGCTGTCCATTTGTAAGTTTGGATCTTGAGGTCATTTGTCAATTCTTGACGGCGAGTTACCCCCAAAAGACGGAGCAAGTCGTTAATGTTTTTAGAAAATTTATTGACAAAATCAATGGACTTAATTTCGCCAAGATCTGTCATGGTTGTAAGTTTGTTTTCAGCCATATTTTAATAGCCCTTTCTAGTTTTTAAATAGTCCAATGTTTGCAGCGATCATCGCTTGACGTTCTTCGTCGTTCTCAATAGCCATGATCTCCGCTTTCGTCATAGATACTGGGCCCGTACCCTTGCGAGGGGCTTTCTGTGTCAAGCGTTCATCGACGCGCGCTTCTACTGCCTTATCAAAGATTTGTCGCAAAGTGCCGATCTTCTCTTTTGTGGCTTCGGCTGTCTCATCGATCACAAAATCGATAAACTCGCCTGGAAGTCCTTCTTCGCTCAATAGCGTTTGAGTGGCCACGCGCATTTCTTTGATTGCAAGAGCTCGCTCGCGTTCTTCGATCGCTTGGATTCGTTTTGCTTCCTCTTCTTTCGCGCGTTCGTCTTTGGTCAGCTTTGCGAGGCGTTCGCCTTCGCTTTTGGCCTTTTCGATTGCTTCAGCTTGCTCTGCTTCCCAGCTGGCGCGGGCCTTGGCGATCTCGGCTGCGATTGCTTTCCCAAACTCGGCGCGTGTAAAGGTACGCTCTGCCTTTTCTTGCTTGGCTTCGACTTGTTCTTCTTGAGTGACGTCTTGCTCAAGTGCTTCAGTCTCGACTGCTTGTGTATTTTCTGACATTATTTTCCTCCGACGGTTACGCCGTCACTCGATTGTTCTCGTTTTACGTCCGGCGACGAGACAATGCAGCTTTTAACGTCCTCCGCATAGTCTGGACAATAAAAAAAGCGGTCTATTCCCGCTTGTCAAGATACCGGATCACCTCCGATCACTTATCCTTGTCGCCTCGCGACTGTTTAATGCTATTTATGATACCTTCGATCATTCCAGCGATCACGGCCCAACCCACTAATACCACGAAGGCAAAGCAGAAAAGCCCCGCTGTGTAAGATACTATATCCCAGATATTAACCACTAGATCCCTCCTCTTCTATTTCTTCCGCGTCCGGCATGATCGTAGACCGGCAATTGTAATGAAACGGGGGCATATTTACCCCGACTTGCGCGTCTTCGAGCTTGTACAGCTTGTTTTCTTGCGCGATTCGCCGGCATATTTGAGTGGTCCGATCGTCTAGCACGACCAAGATTCTATAATACTCTAGCCCGGCTTTTTGATACCGCTTGATAGTGGCCCGATTAATGACGGCCGTCGCGTCGGTCCTTACCAACGTTTCGGCTCGAGACCGTGCCACATTAAACTCTTTTCGTATTTCGCGGGCCATATCTTGCGGGCTGTCCCCACGAATAAAACCTTGTTTAAATACTTCTTTCAGCTTTTGCGCGAGGCTGTCCGTGTTGCCCCAAAGTTGCTCGGAATAGTTCCGACCATTGAAAGGGGTTTTGACAATCTCTTCAAACGCTGGACGGTTGACCGCGCCTGTACGGCCTCCCATTGCCTTTCTGTACGCGTATTCCGCGACGTTGAATAAATACTTCTCGAAGCTCTTATGGAGCGCTCCTGTGAGCACTCCGAGCCTGTGGATAGCTTCTAGCTGCAAAGCCTCGATTCTGATCGCTCGAGCTGACGCGTATTGTTGGTTCAATCGCTTTAATAGCTCTGGATCCTTTTCGGCCTGCTCGCGGTATAACGTCGCATTATCCACATAGTCGCTCAAATCCTCACCACGAAGGCGCTTCGTTGCGTCTTGGTAAGTGAGTTCATGATCTTCGGCGTACTTTGCGTAAAAGTCAAACAACGACTTTTGAAGTCTTACCGCCTCGTTGCGATAAGTTTTTTCCAATTCAGCGAAGAAGTCTATATCTTTCCGATCAACGTACTCGAATATCTCCCGGGCGCGTGCTTCCCAGTATTCCTCATGGTTGGTCAGCTTCAGTTTCTTCATCTTCTTTATCTTCTTCATCTATCGCTACCTTGCCGGCTTTTGGCTCGATTCGTGGGAGCATTTCAAGCGCTTTTTCCGTCTCTTCTTTCATACGCTTCAATTCAGCTTCAGCATTGACCCCGGTCACTTGCTCAAGAATTTCGACGATCGTTTGTTCACTCACTACGCCGTATAGATTTTTAGCGATCGCGACCATTTCGGCGTCATTTTGTGGGAAGTTTGGCGTAAATACGACGTCCGTCTCATTGATAAGGTTGTAATTGTCGGAATCGTTGCCCTTGATCTTCCAGATATTGACGGCTAGACGCAATCGGCGCATAAGGCCTTTTTCAAAGAGCAATTCTTGCTTGCCTCGATAGTTGTCGGAAGCCATCAATTTATATTTCATCGCTTCGCCCGACTGTGTGCCTGCAAAGTTGCTGTCTGTCGTATCTGGCGTGAACGTAAACCGCATGATATCTTGTACTAGTCGTTCTTTATACGCTTCGGCCCCTGCCGTGTCGTATGACTTGACGAGATAGTTCGCGCTCGGACTCGATCCACCCGGGATCGGGTTATCATCGAGAACTAAGATTTTAGCTTTCTTGAACGCTTGAGATACCCCAAGGCGACCGTTTGGATTGATTCGGCCATCTTCTAAGAAGTCCTTGTCGTCGACCCCGGTAAATGGATTTCCGGAGATCACCAAAAGAGCCTCGTTACTATCTTGTTGGAAGTTCGCAAGCTCTGACTGGGATAAGTCGTAAGCGTCGATTGAGTCCAGCACGGCTTCAAATGCGCCCGTCCGGTCCGTGTTATTGCTAAATTCGTTCACCGGTACGCCATTAAAGAAATGTTCGCTTGTTTCTTTGAGATGAAGCGTGTCCGTGTCTTGGTTATCGTCCACGTACTCGTAAATAGCGTTACTAGTATAGACCTTTACGAAATCGCGTTTGTGGCCGTTACCGTAACTGATCGAGTAATAGTTGATAGCCATCAAAGAACGTTGCTCGTAGCTGTCGTCGTAAATGACAAAAGTTTGTTCCGGGTCCATACGATAGAGCTTGACCCAGACCGAGCCGTCCTCGTCTTGGAACGTGTTCAAAAGCTCGTAAGCACGGCCATAGATCGCGAGATCTGTTTTGATCGCGACGTTGTGGTCCTTTTCGTTGTTTTGCTTTGAAAACTGGTCAATCTGTTTTTGGATCTCCGCGTTCTCATTCTTGTACTCGACCGGATTCCCTAACATATAGCCTTGTTCGAAAATAGCAATGTATTTTGCCCAGTCGCTCGCGATTCGGTTGTCTGCGCTGTATGGGTCACTTTTCGCTTCTCTGTACTTGATATTATTATCAGCGAGATAATAGCGTTTAAGCTCTTTCAGCCGGTCCAATTGTTCGGACCTGTGCGTCCCGATATAATTTTTAAGACGCTCGATCCATTTCTGACCCTCGTATTCGATTGTTTCAAAATCTTCGGCCGTCATGATGAATTGACGATTCGCGTTCTCGTCAAAACGCCGTCCTTTCAAGAATTTCAATTTCTCTTATTCCTCCCTTTAGAAATAATATTGTGCGCTTTGCATACGCTCTTTTACTGTGCTGCTCGTATCGTATACGTGTTGCGAGTAAATCGCGTATCTTACCGCGTCTAGTACGTCGTCGTGCTCTTTCAGCGGTTCGCCTGTGCGTTCGTTCCAGACGTATTGATAGATCTCGTCTTTGAACTTGCGCACCTTATTTGAAACGACAAAAAAACGGCCACCCTTCATAAGTTTGGCCACCTCTTCAATCCCAGATAATACCGACTTGTAAGCATTGAAGCACTTTAGACGCTCGCGGTTAAACCGTCCGACGTGCTCGGGTCGTGCGCTATCAGCCCAGAAGAATATATCGCCGTAACGCGCCTTGATATCCTTTGCAACGTCAACCCAGAAGTCAATCTCTTTGTACTGGTGCGCGTGTTCCTCGAGTATGTACACGTCTCCGGCTTCGGTCTGTCCAACGACAACGATCGAGCCCCAGTGCTCATAACCCCAGTCGACTCCCGCGTAAATCTTCGCGAATTGCTCGGGCGCTTTCTTGATGTACATATCTTCTTTGAAGTCACGATAGACTGCGCCTTCACCAATCACCCACTTGCCATATATCCCGCGTTCCGTGAACATACCGGAAGGCGTCGTCGCGATCAAGTTGTCCACATACCGTTGATTTAAGAACGTGTTATCGAATATCGTAAAATGATTCGCGATGATCTTCTCATCGTCCGCCTTGTCGATATAATCGACCTTTAGCCAGTGTTTCGGGTGGTCCGGGTTGGTATCGCATATAATACGCGCGCCATATCCCGAGCAACGTTTTAAGATCTCGTCAAAAACCTCCTTATTCGCGAGCGTGGCCTCGTTTACATAGGCCCCGAAGGCTGTCATACCCCGAATAGCTTTAAGGCCCGCTATGGACCCCGTAAACGTCGTAACGACGTATACGCCAAATAAGGTAAAGTTCCCGTGTCGGTCAAACTGAAATTCGTGGCCGTAAGCGTCCGTGATCTCGCGCAAGATATTTGTTTGCAACGTCCCAGACGATACCGCACCTAAAATGTACATGGGCTTTTGCACCCCGACTTTAGCAGCGTTTTTCTTGACCCGTTTCAACTCCATCAAAAACAAATCATTGTCGAGCTTGGTTTTCCCAGCCCGTACAGCGCCATGATTTATCATCATGTACCAGTCACGATCGACCGAGCGCCGTAAGATATCAATCTGTTTTTGGCTGTATAGATCACTAAGAGCCATCTTTGACCACTCCTTCCAGCTTATCGAAGTAATCGGACATGATATCTTCTGAAACGACGTTGCCTTCCAACTGTTGGGCCTTTTTCTGGTTCTCGAGTTGCTGGGCCTTGATTCGTTCCTTTTGCTCTTTCTTGTCGAGATTATCTTTTGTGCCCTCGTTGCCGTTCATCTTGGCTAAGAGCTCAATAGCTCGCATATCGCCTTTAAGGGCCTTTTGCAAAAGGACCGTCGCGATCGCCGTCTGATTCGTCGCGTTTAAACCCTTCTCCTCGAGCGCTTCTTTAAGCTGTGGACTGAAAACGTCCATCGCCAAAATATCATTGACTTTCTTTTTTAGGTCCGCTTTTTCTCGTCTGGCCTTACCCGAGGCGATACCGCCTTTTCTCTGAATTTTCCTCTGCTCTTCCTCTGTTCGTTCGTTAAACGGGATCAAGTTTTCTGTTCCATCTCTGGGCAATTCGTACCTCCTTTCAAACAAAAAAATCACAAGTGCCGTTACTTGT